ATGATTGGCTAGAAAAAGCGCCTAAAAATTGTATTTGTGAAAAAGTTTAGGAGGCAACAAAATGAAATTAATTTTATTTTTAGGAATTTCCATAGTATTTAGCATCGGTTTTGTAGCAGGAGCAACATGGAATTACATACATACTACAAATAAACAAATAGAACGTATAGACAGATATCTAGAAGAAGAAACTAGAAAATTTAAAGAAAGAAGAGAGGGGAATAAATAATGAACAGTGTAGTATTGGTGGGGAGATTAACAAAGGATCCAGAACTAAGATATATATCAGGGACAGGAACTGCAGTTGCAAATTTTACTATAGCAATAAATAGAGATTATAAGAAAAAAGATGGTACACAAGAAACAGATTTCATACCTGTACAAATAATGGGAAAAGCAGCTGAATTTTGTGCGAATTACATTACAAAAGGTAGATTAGTAGCAATTCAAGGAAGCATAAGAGTAGATAGATATGAAACACAAACAGGAGAAAATAGAACATTTACAAAGGTAAGTGCAAGAAATATAAAACCTTTGGACTATGTGAAAAATGACAATAGCAATTCAGATACAAATCCAAGTTTTGAACCTGCAGAAGGATTAGATCCAAACGGATTTACAGCCATAGATGATGACGGTATACCCTTTTAATTTTGACAGTACAGAGATAATGACATTTAGAGATAAACAAAATAATATAAGGCATTTAATAGGTAAAGAAGAAGATTATAGTAGTAAAAAACAATTCTATAATTACTTAGTAGGAAACAATATTCAATGTAATTTTGAACAAATAGAGGAAAAATATATAAGATATTATCCTATATTACCAAAGAAAGCAGAAGAAGCTTATAAAATAACAGAAGGTGAAGGGTACACCTTCTGTAAACCTACTAGAGGAGCATTTAAAGTATATGTACTTGAAATTAGGTGAATAAGTTGGAATTTAAATGTGGCAATATGACATCATTTGGCTGTAAACGTATGGATGGAGTAAAAGAATTAATAATGATGGAAATAAAAGAAGAAATAGAAGATATAAAAGAAAAGAACGAAGTAAGAAGACCAGAATTAATAGCAATGATACAACAAGAGAAAATGTGTACAAATGCTTGCTGTTACGGATGCGAAAAATCTAATTTATGTGTTTATAGATGTAATAGAGTAGATTGGCCAGATGAAGAAAGAAAAATTAATTATAACGATGAAGAATTGAGACAAGAAAAGTTACTTGGTATTAAATGTTACAACTGTGCAAAAGAAATCAATCAAGAAGGACATAAAGCAAATATTCGAAGTGATGAAGCTGATTGTGTATGGTTATGTGATGATTGTTTTCATAAAGCATGCGGAGACCAAAGTAAATTTAAAGATCTAGCAAAAGAATTAAAAGAAAAATTCAAACGAGAAAATAAAAAGGTTTGTGGTAATTGTAAAAACTTTGAAAGTGATGATGGAATACACGGGTATTGCGTTACTGATGAAGATAGAGCAAATAATTATAAAAATTGGAATAATGAGTTAAGATTTTTTGATGGAAATGAAGGATGTGCAGATTTTAAAAAAATAAAAGATTTAAGAAAAGAGTTTGAAAAAGAAGAAATAAAACAAGTTGATTATGAACAACTGACATTCTTTTAGGAGGTGACAACATGTTACAGATATTAGAACTATTCGGAGGAATTGGAAGCCCTAGAGTAGCACTTAGAAATCTAGGCGTACCAGTAAAAGCAATAGATTACATAGAAATAGATGAAAAAGCTGTTAGAAGCTATAATGAAATATTCAGAAATGAATTAGAATATAAAACTCAAGATGTAAGAGGCTGGAATTTGAAACCAGATATACTTATTCATGGTTCGCCTTGCCAGAGCTTTAGCATTGCAGGTAAACAACAAGGAGCAGATGAAGGAAGTGGAACAGAATCGAGCCTAATGTGGGAAACTATTAATATAATAAAGCAAATGGGAATATGGAAACCTAGAGTAGTTATTTGGGAAAATGTAAAAAATGTTTTATCAAAGCATATGATAAAAAACTTCAATCGCTATCTGGAAGAAATGCAGAAATTAGGTTATACAAATTCATTTGAAATATTAAATGCTATGGATTTTGGATTACCTCAAAACAGAGATAGAGTATTTACGATAAGTTGTTTAGATGGAACATATTTTAATTTTATGGAGCTACAAAGAAAACAATTAAGACCACTATCAGACTTTTTAGAAGATGAAGTTAGTGAAGAGTATACAGTAACTCAACCAAGCATTTTAAGAGGTATAGGTAAAGCAGGCACGATAAAAAGAACAACTGTTATAAAAGATTTTGCCTATACCATTACTGAAAGACAAGATAGATGTCCAGCACAAGTTATTGATCTAGGAAATAATAAGTACAGATTTCTTACAGATAGAGAGTGCTGGAGATTACAAGGCTATTCTGATGAAGATTATAATAACGCAGCTAAAGTGAATAGCAAAAGAGCATTATATAAACAAGCTGGAAATAGTATACCAACTACAATATTTGAAGCTATTTTCAAGGTGTTATTGGAATTATAGGAGGGAATATGATAAAGAAGAAATGGAAAGTGCTGCTGGAATAATATGCACAGTATTAAAAGGATTATTAGAAGATTATGGACTATATATAGCTTTCGATGTAAAGACAAAAGAATTTGTTTTTATCGAAAGAGAAAGCTGGGATAAAGGCAAAGGAAGAACAGCTAGAGTATCTATGGAACAAATAAATGTAAAGGAATAGAGAAAAAATGAATAAAAAAGAAAATACAATAAAATACTTCATGAAGGCATCAGAAAATGAGGAATTATTTACAACTATCGCAATGGAAGAATGTGCAGAATTAATTCAAGCAATAAGCAAAGCAAAACGAGGCAAATTGGATGCTGACAACATGGCAGAGGAAATAGCTGATGTACTAATAGGAATTGAATGGCTTAAAGAATTATATGATATTGATGCTTTAGAAGTACAAAAGTGGATAGCATATAAACAAAACAGAATCGCAAAAAAACTGGAAAATAGGGGGTAAGTATATGGCAGAGCAATACAGAAAATTTAGAATAATTTTAAAAAGTGGTAAGGAATTTGAAAGAAGTTTCAAAGAGGAAAATATCATAAGAAATTTAGCAGATATAAATAAAATAGCAGAGGAAGAAGAAAAGGGAATCAATTTATTTAAAGATGATAAAGATGGTCAAAATTTCTTTGTAAGATTTTCAGAAGTAGCAGCTATAGTTGATATAACAGAAAATTAGGTGATAAAGATGAAATGTAAATACTTTAAAAAAGAAACTGGCGATAAATACTGCAGCAACTATTTAGGACCACAAATAGTAGGAGCATATGGAGAAGGAACGATTATAAAACATAACTGTAAAGATAAATGCAAGTATGTTGATTGTAAGAAACTTGAAGAATTACAAGTACTAAAAAGGGGGTGATAAGCTTTGCTATTAAGCAGAGTGAATGAAATTGTAGAACTGGCTAGAATCTACATGATAGCTTACAAGTTAGAACCTATGGAGGCTATCGAATGTGCAATAAAAGATATAGAAGAACATGATAAGGGGGACTATTAAAGGGGAAAACAATGAGAGAAATGAAAGTAAGAGGCTATTCTTTAGATGAAGGCCAATGGATAAAAGGTTTCGGAGCAGAATACAATGATGATCTAGAAACATATTTAGTACATAATTACCGAGGATTCTTTGAAGTAGACGGAGAAAGCATCGGAGAATATACAGGATACAAAGATATTAATGATATAGAAATATGTGAAGGTGACATAGTAGAAACAACTAGAGGATTAAATCATATAATTGGAGCGGTTATATATCGCAAAGCAAGTTGGTATATACAATCAAAAGAAGGATATAACGTTAGACTTATTTCTATATTCTCTACTGCAGAAAATAAAATTATAGGAAATGTGTATGAAAATAAAGAGTTGTTGGAGGAAAACTATGAATAGGGAAATTAAATTCAGAGGATATGACAAATTCGATAAAAGATGGGTTTATGGTTATGGATTACATCAATCAATTTTTATAGATGGTTCATCTAATGCATACGTAACAGCTGGTATTAGAGAAGTATTTATTGTAGATAAGGAAAGTGCTGGACAATATACAGGTTGTAAAGATGCTAACGGCAAAGAAATATATGAAGGAGATATAGTGGAAAAGGACTTTATGGAACCATGGCTTGACGATTCAAAACTTATAGGTGTTGTAGAAATGATAGAGGGTTGCTGGTGTGTTGTTAATGATAAAAAGAAGGTAGCTAAAAATCTATGGAGTGAAACAGATGTTAATCGTGTTATAGGAAATGTGTACGAGAATAAAAACTTATTGGAGGAAGAATAATGGAAGATAGAAAAGAGTTAATAAAAGCACTTAAAGTAATTAAACAAACTTGTAAATCTGTATCAAGTAAGGAATGCGATAATATGCGAGAATTTGGGAATTGCCCTATATGTGAAATATTAGGAGATTGCACTCAAAAGGAAGTTCCAGAAGATTGGATTATATCAGAAAAGTAGATATTAGGGGGGAATAAAAGTGGAGGATAAAAAGAAAGGCAAAGGCGATAAACAGTTTAAAAAAGCTGAACGAAAATTATATGATTATAAAGGATTAAAAGCAGATGTTGAGTGCCTGGAATATGAATTACTAATCCTAAAAGATGAATACAATGGCTGTAAAGCTATTACATATACATCAGAAACAACAGGTGTGACAAATAACATAACAGACACAGTATATGAAGAGTTAATAAGAAAAGAAAAAGATATACTGGATAAAACAAAAAAGATTAATAAAAAGAAAATACAAATAAAAAAAGTTGAAGCTGCAATCAGTCTATTAGATGAGACAGAAAAGAAAATTGTAGAAGCTAGATATTTTAGCAATGATAGAAGAAAAAACAATT